AGGCCGAGGGCTGGTGCGGAAACCAGTATTTTAAACGCTGCAAGGGCTGGTGGGTGCTGAACGATCAGGCAGGCCGCTGCCCGCTGCGAAAGGAGAAAGCCAATGGACAAGACCAGACGCCCTGAGATGAGAACGCTGCGTACGATCCCGACCGCATTCGAGACGCGGGAGGAGGACGGCGCGCCCCACATCTCCGGGTACTTCGCTGTTTTCAACAGCAACTACGAGATCGGCCCGGAGATGAGCGAGAGCATCGCGCCGGGCGCCTTTGCCGACGCCCTGGGCGACGACGTCCGGGCGCTGACCAACCACGACAGCACGCTGGTGCTCGGCCGGACGACGGCCGGGACACTGCAGCTGCGGGAGGACAGTCACGGCCTCTGGGGCGATATCCTGATCAACCCCAAGGACGGGGATGCCATGAACCTCTATGAGCGCGTGAAGCGAGGCGACGTGAGCCAGTGCTCCTTCGGCTTCCAAATCGGCGCCGAGGAGACCACCTGGAACGACGACGGCAGCGTCCACTGGACGATCACCCGCGTGGATCCTCTCTATGAGGTCTCGGTCTGCACTTTCCCCGCGTATTCCGAAACCAGCGTAGCGGCCCGATCGGCCGAACGCGACGCCCACCGATCCAAGGCCCTGGAAGCCTGGAAGGAAAACATGAAAGGAGTGCTCAAGAAATGGCATTGAAAGCCCTGCTCCTGCGCCGGAAGATCGACGACAGGAAGAACACGCTCGCCAGCCTGCGCGAGAAGGACGCCGACTTTGAGAAGCGCGAGGCGGAGTACGCCGCCGCGATCGAAGAAGTGACGGAGGAAAACACCGCCGAGGAGCGCAGCGCGCTGGAGGCGGAAATCAACGCCTTCGACGCGGAGCTGGAGGAGCACCGCAACAGCGTGGCCGCCCTGGAGGGCGAGATCCGCGAGATGGAGGAACAGCTGGCCGCCGAGGAGGCCCGCCAGGACACCACTCCCAAACATAAGGACCCGGCCAATGCCGGAGAAAGAAAGGATGTATCTACCATGAACACCATCACCCGTGCCCGTTTCTTCGGCAAGATGAGCGCCCAGGAGCGCGACGCTTTCGCCGCCCGCGAGGACGTGCAGGCCTACCTGCAGGAGATCCGAAGCTCTATTAAGGAAAAGCGCGCCATCACCAACGTCGGCCTGACGATCCCCGAGGTCATGCTGGGCCTGCTGCGCGAGAACCTGATCAACTACTCCAAGCTCTACCGCCACGTCACCGTGCGCACCGTGCGCGGCGACGGCCGCTACCTGATCATGGGCGTCGTGCCCGAGGCCATCTGGACCGAGTGCTGCGCCAACCTGAACGAGCTGACGCTGGGCTTCAACGACCTGGAGCTCAACTGCTACATGGTGGCCGGCTACTTCGCCGTCTGCAACGCCAACATCGAGGACAGCGACCTCGACCTGATCGCTGAGCTTCTGGAGGCTCTGGCCCAGGCCATCGGCCTGGCCCTCGACAAGGCTATCCTGTACGGCCGCAACGCTGCCGGCACGCAGAACATGCCCCAGGGCATCGTGAGCCGCCTGGCTCAGACCGAGCAGCCCACCGGCTATCCCGCCACCGCCCGCCCCTGGGCCGACCTGCACACCACCAACATCAAGACCATCGCCAACACCGTGACCGGCGTGGACTTCTTCAAGCAGCTGGCGCTCGCCTCCGGCGCGGCCAAGGGCCGCTATGCCCGCGGCGAGAAGGTCTGGGTCATGAACGAGGTCACCTACACCAAGGTCGTGGCCGAGGCCATGAGCATCGACGCCGGCGGCGCGATCGTCAGCGGCGTGAACGGCACCATGCCCGTCATCGGCGGCGTAATCGAGGTGCTCAACTTCATCCCCGACAACGTGATCATCGGCGGCTACTTCGAGCTCTATATCCTCGGCGAGCGCCGCGGCCCGCGCTTCGGCACCAGCGAGCACGTGCGCTTCCTGCAGGACCAGACCGTGATGAAGGGCGTGGCCCGCTATGACGGCGCCCCGGCCATCGCGGAGGCCTTCGTGGCCGTCGGCATCGGCGCCGCGCCCACCGCGACCGCCGTCACCTTCGCGGCGGGGGAATAATCCCGGCTCTTGAAAGCAGCCCGTCCCCGGCGCCCGACCTCGGCCGTATGACAAAAGCCCAGCTTTTGTCATACGCCACGGATCAGGGCGTCGAGGGCGTCAGCAGCCGGATGACCAAGGCTGAGATCACCAAAGCGATCGAGGAGGCGGGCGCATGAGCGAGGAGACGATCATGAATGAGACTCTGCTGCTGGCGGCGCTGCGCGCCGACCTGGGCGTCACGTCGCAGGCCTTCTCGGAGCGGCTGATCGAAAAAATCCAAACAGCCGAGGCCCGCATCGCCGAGGAGGGCATCACGCTGGAAAACACCCCGGAGGACCGGGATCTGGTCGTGATGTACGCGGCCTGGCTCTGGCGCAGCCGCGTCAGCCGGGAAGGAATGCCGAGGATGCTCCGCTACGCCCTCAACAACCGCCTGTTTTCCCAGAAGGCGCGCGGGGAGGGCTGAGATATGCGCAACGAGCTGCACACGCCCTGGAGCGACGAGATCGGCCTTGTGGCCTTTGATCAGAGCCAGGACGCGGAGGGCTACATCCTCCCCAATCAGCCGGAGCTTCGGAACGTGTTCTGCACCTTCGAGGAGGGCGTGAGCCGGGGCGAGTTTTACAACTCGATGAAAGCGGGGCTGCAGGCCAGCGCATCGGTCGAGCTGTGGAAGGTTGACTACTGCGGGGAGAAATACGTGTGCTTCCGGAAGCGTTTTTACAAGGTGATCCGGAGCTTCCCCTCCAGCTTTGATCACGTGACCCTGATCCTGTCGGAGGTGATCCGATGAAAAACGTGGACGCGGCCGCCATGGCCGCGATCGCGCCGATCTTCCCGGAGTGCGCGCCGAACGAATACCAAGGCGAGGCGCTGGAGTACGTGACCTGGAATGCCTACACGATCCCGGAGGCCTACGGCGAACGACTCCCCGCAGCGGCGCGCTACCCGGTGCAGGTGCATTACTTCCTACCCAACGGCAAAAACCCAAACCCTGGAAAGCTCAAGCTGCAGCGGGCGCTGTTTGACCAGGGCTTCACCTGGCCAAGCATCACGAACGCGAGCGACAGCGAGGGCCAGCACTACGTGCTGGAGTGCAACTACGTCAACGCGGGAGGCGTCTATGGCTACGCTTGAGATCCAGGGAATGGACGAGCTCAACGCGGCGCTGGGCCGGATCGGCACGCTGCCGCCGGAGGTCAAGACCCGGGCGCTGAACCAAATGGCCGACGCAGCCAGAGCTGCCATCAAGCGCAGCGGCGAGAGCATGGGCGTGCGAGATCGGGAAAGCGACGTCCACATCCTGGACAAGATCACGACCACCAAGCCCAAACTCAGCGAGAGCGGCGGCCACCAAGACATTACCTTTTCCGGCTCGCGCCGCCGGGGCAGCACCACGACGCGAAACGCGGAGATCGCCTTCATCAACGAATACGGCAAGCGCGGACAGCCCGCGCGGCCGTTTATCGGGAAGGCCATGAACGAAAACGAAGAACGAATCGCGGCGGCGGGCGGCGAGGTCCTCGGCGCCTGGATCGAGAATGAATTTTAGGAGGAATCCATATGCCTCAGTTTGACCTGCGCGGCATGAAAACCGCGGAATACATCAACACCAACGGCACCATCACCCACGGCACGGTCCATCCTGTCGGCGACGCCATGACGGCAAATCTGGAAATGCGCTACGCAGAGGGCCGCCTATACGCCGAGAGCACCCTGGCCGAGTACATGCGGAAGGCGACCGGCGGCACCATCTCGCTGGGCGTCAAGTACATCCCGCCCGAGACGCAGAAGCTGCTTTTCGGCAGCCGCAGCAAAAACCGCACCGTGAGCTATACGCCCGCAGCCGGCGGCGAGCAGGCCAGCGTAGCGGCCGAGAGCCTGGTGCTCGGCGCCAAAACCAGCAGCAAGTATGTCTCCGTAGCCTTCTATGCGCCCGATATGGTCGACGGCGTCGAGAAGTACACCTGCGTCTATGCCAGCAAATGCCTCTTCGGACCGCCGAGCATGACGCTGCAGACGGCCGGAGAAAATATCCAGTTCAACACTCCCGTGACCTCCGGCGAGTTCCTGGCAGACGACAGCGAGACCCAGGACATGCTGGAAGTGGCGATTGTGGACGATGAGAACGCCGCCATCGCCTGGGTGCAGGCGGTGCTCGCATGATCCGGCTGGAGGAGAAGCCCTTCGAGCTGGAGGGCAAGGTCTACAGCCTCCGCTGCAACATGGCCGTGCTGGAGACGATCGAGGAAAAGCACGGCGATCTGGACGCGGTGATGGCTCTCTCCGTGCGGGACAGCTCTCTGGAGCTGCTGACGGCCATGCTGAACGACTACGCCGAGGAGCAGGGCTGGGAGGAGCGCTGGGAGCCCGCGCAGCTCAAGCGCCGGATCTCCTATGCCATGCTGCGGGAGCTGGACCTTGTGGGGATGCTGTTTCGTTCCCTGACGCCGCCGGGGAAGCCCGCGGCGGACAACACGCCGGACTCCGCGCCCGACCACTCGGGAAACTGACAAGGCGGGCAAAGCTTGACTTTGCCCGCTTTCTTTCTATCTGGCTTTTTACGCTGCACATGCCGGAGGATGACTTCTGGCACCGGCAGAATCCAGCCAGACTGAACGTCCTCTATGCGGCGTACTTTTCACCGGGCCCGCGCCCGGATGGCTCTCAGGGGATCCGCAGCGACGGCGCCGCCGTGGGGAGCCTGAGCGATTACCTCAGAGGAGGTTAAACGATGGCAACACGCACAGTCAAGGCTCGGGTCGAGCTGGACGGTGAAAAACAATATAAACAGGCCCTGTCAGAGCTCCAGAAGGGAAACCAGGTCCTGGGCTCCGAAATGCGTAAACTCCAGGCCGAGTACAAAGGGAACACCGAAAGCACGGAGTTTCTCACCAAGAAGGGCGAGCTTCTGGAGCGGCAGCTTCTGCAGCAGCGGGACAAGGTACAGACGCTGCGGGACGCGCTGGCCAACGCTGCGCAGCAGTACGGCGAGAGCTCCGACAAAACTCAGGAGTGGCAGATCAAGCTGAACAAT